ATTCGATCGAGGTGGAGCTTACCATCGGTCCGAATGTGGTGTATCCTGGGGACGCGGGTAAACTTACCGCGCTCCGGGAGGATCCAACTGGGCTGTACAACCTGGTCGTTTTGACAGATGTTTACTGGGGTTCCAAGGGCGCGTTTGCCCCAAGCGACGCGCGCCGATGGGCCGAACATTCTGTGTCACAGAGTATCTACATGATATTGCGCAGTTTTCATGGCGCGGCTGGGTCCGACAAAGTCCCCGGCTTCTGTGGAGCGATCGAGGGAGTCTGGTATAGAGACGCGAAGGGGATGGTGAATTTTTCCTCTGACGCGGCTGGATATGGATACCCTCTCCATCCGTCCATAGATTGGCTACAGCACAAGACCATCGACGGCTTGAGTGTTACGTATTTGGATTCCAAAGGTCCCTACGACATTTTCAAGATCGCGGTCGAGAATCAGTCAACTGTCCGAGTGGCGGTGGAGCTGCAACCTGCGAAAGAAGGAGAGTTTGCATGGCGCAAGCGTGCGACCTCCGTCTGGCAGTGCGTTCCCCACACATGGTCAGCCTGGTGTACTCAAGACCGACGCGGATGGCTGGTTCACAATGCAACCGTTGCTGCCCTCAGCCCCACTTTCAAGTACAAGATTCCTTTGGGCCACACGTGTGACGTAGCGCGTGGTCAGACTGAGAAGCACTTGGGGGAGAGCCAAACCTATGAACAACTCGTGCAGCGTTGGCCCGCCATTGCCGAGAAAGTCCTGTGTGATACAGCGGATTGTGCGCTATACGCAGGCAGGGAGACAGCATCCCAGGAGCAGTACGATCTGCGCGAAGCCCACCAGAAGAGTGAAGAACTCCTGGTGTCTGCGCGCTCACCGAAGTTTATGCCTGTGCCAAGGCTGAACATGAAGTGGGTGCGAGTGTTCTTTGCGATGATCGTTGCCTGGGTCTTCCTTACGTGGATATCGAATCTCGGAGTCCACGCACGCATCTTAGGCCCCTTTGAGGGTGAGGTGCGTGGAGAGGAGTGGTGGTTTGGAACCTTCGTCGTTACGAGCGCGATACTGCTGGCGACGTTTATCAACCGCTCTTCCCGAGTCACCAGCCGTACATTTCAGGACTGGGTCAGCCAACGAGAGAGAGGAGAGGAAAGTGCTATGCAGGAGAGTGGGTGGTGTGCGTTGACCGAGAGCGACACTATACCCGCTGAGCAGGTGCGTGCCTGGAATTTTTCGATTGGTAGAGGCGACCTGGTGATTGAGGTGGACGGGAAGGAGATGGGAGCAGAAGAAGCCGCAGGGCTGCTGGAGGATGAAGTCGTGAAACAATCGATAGCCCCAGTCCTGGTTACCAACGGTTTGCTGCACCAGCCCGCGAAGACCGATCTGAATTTGTTAGCCGCAATAATTCAACGTCTGCACAC